GAGTCACGCAAGTGCAACCAAGAACGTGGGGCTCGGCCCGTGGCCCAGCCCCTTCGTACATCCCAGGAGTGGTGAGCATGGAGATCAAGACACCTCCACCGTTCATGGTCATCGACGTGGCAGACGAGTCATGGGCTCGTCTGTGCCAGGACGAGAGGGGAGCATACGACCAGGTCATGGGCTGGCTCATCGAGGAGGGGTTCGACCCCAATGACGTGGCCAAGCTGGAGATATTCGATCGGGACAGTCCGCTGGTAGAGAGTCCGGTCTGGGCTCGGGTCACGAACGCCGCCGGCGAGTGCACCGTGGAGGGCCTGGGTAAGTGCCCGCCTTTGAGTGTGCGCCTGATCATAGGTGTCTATCCAGGCACCAAGCGAACCAATGTCACCAAATCGGACATTCTTTTTAAAAACGGACAAGTGGATGACCCCGTGCACCCCTTTCCGTCTCTCTCTCCGCGCGAAATCACCGACCAGGTGAACGTCATGGAGGCTGAAATGGAGAACGGACAAAGGGCGGAATTCGCCTACCATGTTCACGCGGTGGCACATGGGAGCGTGGACGCGTTCGGCGAGCCGCTCTACCAGTGGGGTGACCTGTCGCGGTGCTGCCAGCGCGCATGGGAGACCACGGCCGCGGCCATCACGGCCGAGGTGCGCGGCGAGCAGGTGGTCCGCGAGACGCTCGCCAAGGCGGCCGAGCAGGCCGAGGCCCTCGGCGCGATCGCGAAGGCGCTGGACGCGCTGCCCGAGCGCTGCCCGTACCACGGCAGCAACACCGACCCGATGGGCTTCCCGTACCCGTGGACGCGTGAGGCGTGCTGCGACGCCGGCAAGGCCGCTCAGCGCCGCAAGCGTGCTGAGAAGGCCCTGGCCACGCTCCAGGAAGGGCTCAGCGCATGACGATCCCCGAGCTGGCCGCGCGGGCCTACATCGCGTACATGGAAGCGCGTGACCTGGGAGAGGCCACGCCTCGGTCGTTCGCGATGCTCGACGGCCGCACCCGTGACGCCTGGTGCGCCGCGGCCGAGGCGATCGTGACCGCGATCCGCGAGGACGCCGAGACCCAGATGCCGAAGGGCCCGCTAGTGATCATGGCGTCTCAGGAGAATGCCGCGGCCGTGTTCCGCGCGCTGGCCGAGATGCGCGGAGAGCCCGATGTGTAGCAGTCCCGAACGCCTCTGTCCGGCGATGGACGCCGCGGTGGCCGTCGTGATGGCCGATGCCTACGCCCGCGGGTGGATCATCCCCCGCACCGAAGGACCGCCGCCGAGGCTCGCGGACATGTCCACCGAGGGCGCCACGGCTGGAGGTCCTGAGCCATCAGACGAATGAGGACCTCCCGGCGGAGAATCTTTGGCGGTCCCTGCTGCCGGGAGGTCCCGACCCTCACCGTACGCCTGGAGGTGCCTATGGGACGTCAGAACGAGATCCCCGCGCCCGATGTGGCCGGCGCCGTGCAGGGCGACAAGCGGATGGCGCTGGAGGCCATCCGCGACCGGCTCGCGGTCGAGCTCGGCCGCTCCAAGGGGCAGGCCGCCGCCGCGGTCGCCAAGGAGCTGAGGGCCACCATCAACGAGCTGGAGGCGCTTCCGGGGGCGGAGGTGGACCCCGTTGACGAACTCGCGGTCAAGCGTGCGGATCGGCGCACAGAAGCCACGGGTTGACCAGTACCCGCCGTACGTCTCCAGCGCTGGCCAGGAGGCGATCGACCTGGCGGCCGTGGCGGGCCTCTACCTGGACCCCTGGCAACAGCACGTCCTGACCCACTCGCTCGGCGAGCGGGGCGACGGGAAGTGGTCAGCGCCCAAGGTCTCGATGTGGGTTCCCCGCCAGAACGGCAAGGGGGGCGTGCTGGAGGCCCGCGAGCTGTGGGGGCTGTTCCTCGGCCGCGAGCGTTTGATCCTCCACTCGGCGCACGAGTACAAGACCGCTCAGGAGGCGTTCCTACGGATCCGGGGCCTGATCGAGGGATCGGCCTACCTGTCCAAGCGGGTGATGCGCGTCTGGCAGGCCAACGGAGAGCAGGGGATCGAGCTGACCCGCGCCGCTGGCGGGGGGCGTCTGCGGTTCGTGGCCAGGTCCAAGAACAGCGGGCGCGGGTTCTCCGGTGACTGCGTGGTCCTGGACGAGGGCCAGGCGCTCACGGCCGAGATTATGGCCGCGATGTTGCCCACGCTGTCGGCCCGACCGAACCACCAGATGTGGATCTGCGGGACCCCGCCCGACGACCCCGCCGCGTGGTGCTACGGCGTGCGCGAGGACGGAGAGGCCGGCGCCCCGCGCCTGGCCCACTTCGATTGGGGCCAGGACGTCAACCTCGCGGACCCCGCCGCGGTGCGCGCGGCCGTGGCCGACCGTAAGCGCTGGTACGCGGCCAATCCCTCTCTCGGTATCCGTATCGCCGAGGAGACCGTGGAAGACGAGCTGAAGCCCTCGGGGCTCGGCCCGACCGTCGTGTTCGCGATGGAGCGCCTCGGCGCCTGGCTCCCGCGCGCCGGCGACGGGCCCAAGGTGCTCGACATCAAGGCGTGGGAGAGGCTCATGGACGCCGAGAGCGCCCTGGTGCTGTCCACCGGCCTGGCTCTATCGGTGGACATCACGCCGAGCCGGGACAGCTCATGCATCGGGCTGTACGGCCTACGCGAGGACGGCCGCGGCCACGCCGAGATCATCGACCAGCGCCCGGGGACCTCCTGGCTCGTGGAGCGCCTGGAGGAGTTGCGGGACCGGTGGAACCCGGTGGCCATCGCGCTGGACGCCGCGGGGCCGGCCGTGACGCTGATCGAGCCGCTTGGCAAGCTCGCCGAGCCCATCACCGTGCCCGATGACCCCGAGAAGCCCGAGTACGGGGACCTGTACATCCCGACCGCTCGGGACGTGGCCGCTGCGTGCGGGCAGCTCGCCGACGCTGTGCGCGATGCCGAGCTGGCCCACATCGGTCAGCAGATCCTCTCCGACGCGATCAGGGGCGCCGCTACTCGGCCGCTCGGTGATGCGTGGGCGTGGGCCAGGCGCATCTCCTCGGTGGATATCTCGCCGCTGGTGAACATCACGCTCGCCAGGCGTGCCTACCTGGCGCGGGCTCACCTGGTCGAGCAGGACTACGACGTGGCCGATTCGTTCGGATAGGAGGGCTGACTATTGGGCGTCATGAGCACGTTGCGCGGATGGCTCCAGCGTGACGCGACCCTGACGACCCCCGAGCAACTCCTGGCCGATCGCCGGGCGCTGCGCACGGGGGGCGTGCTGGTCACCAACGACACCGCCATGAGGCACTCGGCGGTCTGGGCGTCTCTGCGCCTACGGGCCGACCTGGTGTCCACGATGCCGATCGACGTGTTCCGGCGGATCAACGGGGTCCAGGTCGAGGTCCCCGCGCCGCCCGTCCTGGTGACCCCGGGCGGGCCGCGCGTCGGGGCTCTGGAGTGGCGTTACTCCACTCAGTTGGATCTCGACCGGGCGGGGAACACGTTCGGCTTGATCACCGAGCGATCGGCCGTCAAGGGCGCTGACGGCCGCGGACTGCCGGCGCGTATCGACCTGGTGGGCCTCGGTGACGTGACCGTGCGCGCCACCGGCGCCGAGATCACGAAGTACGTGATAGCCGGGGTCGAGTACGACCCATGGGACGTCTGGCACGAGAAGCAATTCACCGTGGCGGGCCTGCCGCTCGGCCTCAGCCCGGTGGCCTACGCCGCGTGGACGATCGAGGAATCCCTGAACGCTCAGGAATTCGCCCGCGATTGGTTCGCCGGCGGGGCCGTGCCGATGGCCGAGCTGAAGAACACCGCGAAGAAGATCGACAAAGCGCAAGCCCAGATCGCCAAAGATCATTTTCGCGCAGCTGTGAAGAACGGCGATCTCTTCGTTCACGGCAACGATTGGGAGTACAAGCCCATCCAGGCCGTTGCCCAGCAAACGCAGTTCATTGAGGCGAGACAGTTCGGGTTGAACGACATCGCGCGGTTCTTCGGCGTGCCGGGCGACCTGATCGACGCCGCGGTGTCCACCGGCAACATCACCTACGCCTCGATCACACAGAGGAACCTCCAATTTTTGATCATGAACTTGGGGCCCGCGCTGAGTCGCCGCGAGGACGCGATGACCCGCGGGCTCGTGCCAGGGCCGCGGTACGTGAAGTTCAACAGGGGCGCCCTGCTCGCGATGGACCCCGAGGCCCGCGCGCGCACCATCGCCGCGCGGATCAACTCCCGGACGCTCACGCCGAACGAGGCGCGAGAGCTGGAGGACCTCCCGCCGCTCACCCCCGAGCAGCTCGCCGAGTTCGACCGCGTATTCGGCGCCGCGCGCACGCAACCCACCACCGCCTCGGCAGGAGGAACGACGAATGAATGATCGAGCCGCCGCCGCGGCCGAGCGAGCCCGCAACATCCGGCAGCGCTGCGACCGGCCGTCACAGCGCCGGTGCGCCGAGCCCGCCGGCGCCCGCGCCGCCGCACTGGTGCCCGCCCAGATCGAGATCCGAGCCGCGGCCGACGACCAGGGCACCGTGGAGTTCCACGGCTACGCCTCGGCGTACGAGCGCGGCTATGAGATGTGGGACTTCTGGGGGCCTTACACCGAGGTTGTCTCGGCGGGCGCCGGCGCCGAGTCGCTGGCCCGCACGGATCTGGACGTGCCCCTGGTCCTCCAGCACGATCAGATGCGCCGCATCGCCCGCACGACTAATGGGACGTTGGACCTGTCCGAAGATGAGACCGGCCTGTCCGTGCGCGCCGCCGCGCTGGACCTGGCCGATCATGACGTGGCCTACATCGTGCCCAAGCTCCGCGCGGGCCTACTGGATGAGATGTCGTTCGCGTTCCGGATCGAGGCCGGTCAATGGTCCCCGGACTACACCGAGTACCGAATCACCCGATACGACATCCACCGGGGCGACGTGGCGATTGTCGGCTGGGGGGCGAACCCGCACACCGACGCCGGCGTGAGGGCCAGGCCCTCGGGCTCGACTCGCGCCCGCGCCCTCCTGGAGATCGCACTAAACCGCTGATCTCCTTTCCCTGAACTCCCGCCCGAGACCACTCCCTCGGGCGGGCCCTTTGCCCACGCAGCGCGCGCACGAGCCCATCCGGCGCTATGCCTCGGATGGCCGTCTGACCTGACCCGCGGGGCGTCACGAGATCCCATCGCGCACGAACGGAGATCGAGCTATGACGCTCGCACAGATGATCGAGCAGGCCCGTACGGCCCTCCAGACCGCCATCGCCGCCCGCCAGCAGGCCCAGGAGGGTCTCATGGCGTTGCGAGAGGCGCCTGACCTGACCGAGGAGGCGGTGACCACCGCGGTGGCCGCCCGGGACACCGCGGACACCGAGGTGACTCGCCGCCAGGAGGCGCTCGCCGCGCTGGAGGCCGAGCAGGCCCGGGAGGAGGAGATTGCGGCGCTGTCCGCCCGGGTGATCCCGACCGGTCACCAGACGCCGGGCAGGGAGAACCGCGCCCGGGTGGGCACCGAAGAGCGCACCTACCGCCCCGACCTGGACGCCCGCGGCCGAGGGTTCGAGCGCGACGTGGCCGCCGCGTTCCTGGGCGACTACGAGGCCCAGCAGCGCCTCGCCCAGCACATGCGCGAGGAGCGGGTGGAACGCGGCGCCCAGATCGAGGAGCGCGCCGTGGGTACGGGCGCGTTCTCGGGCCTGGTAGTTCCGCAGTACCTCACCGATCTGTACGCGCCCGCCGCCCAGGCCCGCCGGCCGTTCGCTGACTCCTGCCGCGCACACACGCTGCCGGCGGACGGCATGGTAGTGAACATCTCGCGCATCACCACGGGGTCATCGGTGGCCGCCCAGGCCAACGAGAACGATGCCGTCAGCGAGACGAACATGGACGACACGCTCCTGACGATCGGCATCCAGACAGCCGCCGGTCAGCAGACGCTTTCGCGCCAGTCCATCGAGCGCGGCACCGGAATCGAGGCGGTCGTCCTGGACGATCTTTTCCGGCGCTACGCCACGAATCTGGACTCGACTCTGCTCAACCAGGCCACCAACGGCCTGACCAACGTGGCCACCTCCGTGGCCTACACCGACGCGTCGCCCACCGCGGCCGAGCTGTACCCGAAGGTGATCGAGGGACTGGCCGGTGTCGAGGCCGCCCTACTCGACCAGGCTTCCGGGGACAACATCGCGGTCATGCACTCACGCCGCTGGTACTGGATGCAAAACGCCATGGGCTCCACGTGGCCGATGATCAGCCAGCCGGGCATCGTGCAGCAGACCCTCGGCGCCAACTACGCCACGGTGTACGGCAGCGGGGTGCGTGGTGTCCTGCCGAACGGGACGCCGGTGATCGTTGACAACAACATCTCGACCAACCTGGGCGCGGGCACGAACGAGGACGAGATTTA